GCTTTTGATTGAAACTGGTTAATTTCGCTCAAAAGTGCTTCATTCTGTGCATTTTCCTGCGCTTGCTTCCAATTTAACACCTCGCCACGAACTTGTGCAAGCTCGTTTTGAATGGCGTAAAAGTTAGGATCAGTAGGCTGAATCTGCACATCGCTCATGTTGATGCCGTACTGTTGAGCTAATTGGGCAAAATATGCTTGTTTCTGCTGTGGCGATCCGTGGCGCAAGACGTTATCAGCCTCCATCAAGGCTTTGACCGCCTGTGGTGCTTCGATGCCTAAACCACGGATGTTGTTCATGTACGGCTCAATGGCCTGCTGCATTTGGTCAGCATATTGAGCTTTAGTAAGCAAAGGCTGAACCCCTGCTCTCATTTCTTCTTCACGTTTCCAAGCGTATTCTTTTAGCTTTGGATCAGCGGTTGTCCAGGCTTCGTGATAGTCCTTCTTCCACGATGCCGGTGGGCGTTCCCAAACTGGTGGCTCTGCCGGTGGCTCAAGATTGGGTTGTTCCTGCGTCCTTACTGCCTCGACTGGTGCTTCATTCTGAACCTCATCGAACTGCTGTGACAGTAATTCTCGACGATCTGGCTGTTCAGTATTTTCCAATTGCATACCCCTTTAGGTAAATTTACGGCGAAGTTGTGAAAGAACTTGATTTGCCTGTTTGTGCGTCATGTTCGCCAGCTGCTGCCGCATGACTTCCCTGCGTGTGTCAACAGGCGGTGGCAACTTGGTTTCCATCTTTTCATTGCCCACTTCAAAGCAATTATGTTGACGCAAGTGTTCTCGATGTATTGACCGGCTCGTAATCATTGACCCGTCAATCATGGATTTGTAGGGTTGAATGTCTGGCATCACCATTGGGCCAAGGCTCTCGTAATGCTCTTTTGAGCCTTTCTCGACCAGTTCGCCATTAACGTATATGTAAGTTTTTTTCATAACAGAGCTATAACGTCCTCATCATCCATTTCTATGTGTTCGTTGTAAATCCGGTTTACCCGATCTAAATCAGCCAACATCGCATCGTAATTGATTACCGCCGGCGCTTGGGCTGTGGCCTCAATGACAAACGGTTCTGCAATTTCTTCTGCGATTCTTGGTTTACCCTCTACTATTTGCTCAAATAACGCAATAACCTTATCTCGCCTTGCTTTTGCCTTTGCTGCCTCTGCCCTGCGGTGTTCTTCTTCCTTTCTCTTGCGGTCAACGCCATCGTGGGTGTCAACGTCAATTAGGACGGGTACATAGTCCCATGTTGCATCGTCCCACGTTCCGGTGTCCCAATACCCGTTCATGCAAGTTCAACCCCAGCGGCTCTCCCGTCTGCGCCACGGATAATCTTCTTAGGCGCCGCAATGACAGTCATCACACCGTTGATTTTATCCATTGCGGTGTTGTGCATATTGCTCATGTTGTCGTGCATCTGCACCATACGGTTCATTGCTTGCGTAACATTGTCACCCAGTTCTGCGGCAATCTTGGTGCTTGCTGCCTCTTGCGCCTCAAGTAACGGCAAGTCTAAGCCTGGGTTCGCCCCAATCCTAGCCACCATAATCTTGGTTGCAGACTCTAGCTCTGTTTTCCACTTCTCCAATTCTTCGGCAGCTTGCAACTTGGCTTGTTCCATTGCCTGCATATACTGTTGTTTTTGCGCCTCTAGTTGCATTTCGGCTTGCAATTTCATTTGTGCCATTTGTACATCAGCCTGTGCTTTGGCTTGGGCAACCTGAATATCGGCTTGCGCCCTCAGTTGTTCAGCCTGCGCCGTGGCCTGCATCTTCATCTGCTCGTTTTGAGCTTGAGCTTGCATCTTCATTTGCTCAAACTGCTGCTCTGCCTGCATCTTCATAACTTCAGGGTTGGGCGGTGGTGGCTGCTGCGCCATTTGTTGCTGTTTCATTTGCAACTCTTGCATAGCTTGGTCAATCGTACCTTCAATCGGTGCGGCTTTCTTGTATGCGCCAACACCGAACTTGACCAACTCAATCAGCATAGGCACTAACTCTGGCGCTTGTTGACCCATTGGCAAGGCTTGCGTTAAGAACCCACCCATCGCTTGCAAGAACTCAACTCGTTCACGTTTGTTTTGGTTCTCGTCGATCTGCACTAGGCTATCTGAGTCCACTTGGATGCGAAACGAACGCAAAGGTTTGTCTTGGATTAGCTGTAACGCCTGCGGAATTAGCGCCTGATCTGCCGGTTGCATACCTTGTGCGGCAGCGTACATAAGGATTGTTGTGGGTTGAAACTTAGTGCAGATAACTTGGGCTTTTAACTGGAATAGCTCACTCGCAAACAGGGCAACATCTTCTTGCATCGAGCGCAAGCGCAGTCCTGCATACTGACCCTTAATCTGTTGTGCCGTGGCGGTTTCAGAGGCTTGTCCCTGTCCCCGAATAATGTCACTAATACCTGTAATTTCATAGATTTGGGTTTTGATTTCATTCATTGCTCGATAGCATTGCATGAGCGTTGCCGCCATCACATCAATTGGCAACAAGTCAATCGACCCTTTTAATCCACCTTTTTCAGAGAACGCCATCCACTTATCGACAGGAATCAATGTGTTGTTATCGCCCTCAGTCAAAAGACGCTGCAAAGTGGGTTGTGATGCGTCATAGACCCCACGAACACGCAACGCTTTAACTAACCCGTCAATGCGGTCAGTCAAAATGTCTAGGTCTGTCGCTTGGTCTTGATACAGCACAAAGTCAGGTACAGGCACAAGCGTGTCGCTCGTCATTGTGGCGTACAAAGGTTTGGCACACGGAAAGAAGTTCTCAAGCTCGAGCGGATCTTCACGTTCATCAAGAATGTTTGGGCAACTCTTGCTAATCCAGTACACCTTGCCACTTTCTTTGTCCCACAGTTCGCAAATCTTAGCCCGTGTGAAGTCTTTGGATTGTGTCGAATACTGTTTATTGGTTTCCGGCCCTGCATCTAGCGGAATGGATTTAGCCGTTTCTTCGCCAAATCGTTCGATGAGGCTATCTTTGGTCATGTACACCCAGCGCCAAACTTGAGTGACTTCCTCCCATGTCCTAGCTACAGAATGTCCAAAGTCTTTCCAATGAACGTAATCGGTAGGCGCACACTCGTACTCAATTTCCTCTTGTGGCTCGACTTCCTCGCCCATAGCGCCATCAAGCGTCATAGCAGTCTTGACTTGCTGACCTGTACTGTCAACCTCGTCAACATCTTCGGTTACTTGCAGCCCATCTTCAGGAATGTCTTGCGCCCGAACGTGCGGTTCGTAACGCACCCATGCCACGCCTCGACCACCCAAGAACCTATCCTCAACTGCGTGTTTCATGGTCGATCTGAAATCGGTGTAATGCTCGATCTCAAAGTCCAAGGCACGTTCGATCAATTGACTCGCAACACGGGCAACTGGGTCGTTATCCCCAAAGCGTCGAGATACGTCAGCCTTTGGCAACCTGGCATACACCGCAGGGATCAGCGTCTGTACGTTAGACCACAGAATGTTGAATTTAGCGGTTTCGTTAGTGTTCTGATTGCGGTTGTCATCACGGTAGCGCCTCACAATCTTATTTGTGCGAGCTTCCCATTTTTTAAACTCATTGTCGTATTGGCTGATTACGTTTAGCCACTTCTGAACGCCAGTTAATGCTTCCATCTTAGTATCTCGCAAAAATTACGTCACGGTTTACCCGCCCGACAATCTCGTAGCCCCATTCTTGGAGTAGGTTGATTGTGTCCTCGTCGGTGTATCCATAACGACTGCCCAAGCCTTTCAGCTCAAGAGTGATAACCGGATACGTTCTCTTAATTGTTTGTTCAGCGCCCAATATGGCTAGATGCTCGTAGCCTTCAATGTCCAATTGGATAAAATCGCAATCATCCACCTCTAAAGCATCAATTGGTATAACTTGCACATCTTTGCCTACCTTTAACTGATGCGCCCCAATGTTCTCAGGGTATGGGTGATCGACTGCCGCTGTGCCGTTCTTGTCACCAAATGCAGCTCGATGATGCTCGATATTGTCGTGGCCTGCGACATTTAGCAGCAAAGCCTGATAATTGACCAAATCAGGTTCGACTGTAATGACACGCTCAAATTGCCCTGCCATCGTAGCGGGATAAACGCCAATGTTGCCGCCTGCTTGAATGACTGTGCGGAACTGGTTCATGTGGGTATAGCTCACATTCAAGTCTGGCAGCTCAACCAAGAGTGCGTTAATGCAGCACTCGTCAATATCAGGAACTTGCCAGCCTTCAACCAATTTCATACGGTATCCTTGTTTGTTCCCACGGTCTAGGCTTGCCGTGAAATATCACCACCTTGGCATCGTCTAACCCTTTGGGCAGCACATCAGCCTTAAAGCTAACAATCCCATCTGCAATGTCTTGCCAGTACGTTACTTTGTCACGCATATGGTGTTCGATATAGCTCTGATCGCCACCCGCTGCGTACATCTGTAATGCAGCAAACTTGTCGTACAAATCAACAGGTTTCGACCAATACATCATGCTCGACTGCATCGCTTTTGGGTTGTACTGACCCCGATAAACGTCACGCATAATGACAAAATCGTGCTGTTTTGCCGCCTCAATCATTGCCGTACAGTCACCAATAATGACGGTATCCAAGTCAAAGTACAACGCACTCGATAGCCGAAACAACTCCATCTTTGCCCACCAACCCGCCCAATCGTGCCGCAACGGTATGGTATCGCAACTTAACTGAATGTCTGACAAACAGACAAACTCATGCGGTGGCAAATACTTAGCGCACATTCGTTGCAGCTTGTAAACGTGCTGCGGCTCAAAGTCCCCCCCAGACCGCAAGACCGAAGCTACGATCATGCGCTAAAGATGCCAATTGCCAACACTTCCACGCCTGCGCCTGTCGTGATTCTCCACGATCCAAACTTAGAAATAGAGCCTACCTCAATGTTGTAAGTGTTAATGCCTGTGCCGCACAACGCTGGCAAAACGGTATGTGAAACGCCTGCACCGTCAAACAAAACAACGTTGCCCGTGGCAGATGTTGACACGGTACAAATTAAACGGGCTAGATAGTCACCAACTGCGCCTGTGCCGCCTAGGACTTGTGCGGTTTGGCCTGCTGCAACGTGTTCGTATTGATACTCATAAGGATGTTGTACGCCGCTCATAATCTTCTACTCCGGTTTGTTGTGTGGGTTGCCCACATATCATTTAAAGTTACTGTGTTCTCAGGCCCGACAATCAACGGCTTGACCATATCTGGCTGCTTAACCTTTGGCTCTAGCCTCCAAGCAATCGCCAACATTCGGAACGCATCTGCTGGGTGGCTTGTCCAATCATGCCTGGGCGTTTGCCTAAATGCCTTCTTATCCTCGTCGTATTCACGCTGATATTGCCTTAGTGCCTCTAGCCCATCATGCGTTCGTTCGCTGTCAAACCAACACATTGGCAGCATTTGACGTACCGCCTGAATTCCGTCTTGCACCGACAAGTCAGGCACGATAGCCATATTGTTGATGCCTAGATACTCACTCAACTGCTCAATAACTGACTTACCCGCTGCTGCTAGTGTTTTAGCCCTTGCATCGTGCGGTAAGTAATGTTTTGCGTATTTATACGGCTTTTCTACGACTATTTTAGCTATTTCTGCAATGTTTGCACCACTTATTGCAAAATAATCAATGATGTGGATTTCGTTGCGTACCACCTGATACCACCAAATAGCCGTGTCATCTCGATAGCCTAAGTCCCAAGCCGTGTAAGTTGGCAGGTGCGGATCGTAGTCAACACGCCTAACTTGCCCTGCATCTGTAATTTTGCGTAAGTCCTCGCCAAAGAACGCCCCCATTATGGCAGCTTCAAAACTACACTCATACTCTTGCAAAAATTGGTCTTGAGAAATTTGTGCGGCTGCTGCCCGTAGCTCTGTGTCAGGCAACAGCCCAGACTCACTAGCCTTTAGGACAAGGTGAAACCACTCGTTAGGCGTTTTCTTAGCTGTTTCAAATATTTGCCAAAACTGGTTTTTACCCTTTGGCGTACCGGCGAACACCGCCCAACCCTGCTTGTCTGACAATGTAGGTCGAATGACGTTACCCCACACGCTAGGTCTGAAGTCACCATATTCGTCCATAAACACGCCATCAAAGCCCAAGCCCCGCATTGCATCTGCGTTGTCAGCCCCGAACAAGCGTATCTTGCCGCCAGTTATAAGCTCGATGGTTAGCTCGGCCTCGTTGGATGACGCAAGTACAGGCGCTGCAAAGTGTTTAAGGTAATCCCAAGCCACGGATTTAGCTTGACTGCGAAATGGCGCAATGTAAGCAAATAGGGGATTTGTGCTTTTGCACATAAGCGCAGCACGAACAATGTCGTTAATGGCTGCGACAGTTTTACCAGCTCGTCGATGTGCAACTAGGCAAGCCCAACGTTCGGTGCGGTTATGAAATGGTTTGAAAGCGCCCCGTGGACTGTAGGGCAGCGTTACTTCCCGTCTTGCCACTTGACCACCATTTCAATCGGGCCATCATTAGCGCCAGTATGTTCGGTTCGTGCAAGTTTAGGAACGTGGTACTCAGCGACTGACATAAAGCAATCAAACGCCGTCTTTGGGCCGTACCGTTCATCCAAGGCAATGTCCTCAAGCCACTTTTGCAATAGGTGGGCGTTACCATCCACGAACGCTGCAATCGCCTCTCTAGCCTTCGCTGTGGACTTATTAGGCGTACCTACGGCTCGACCACCAACCCTTGATCTAGTTTTAGCTACTTTAGCTTGCTGCATATCTTTCTCAATTGTCTTAGATTTAGATATTTTAAGTTTAGCTTACTTATTGCGTTCGCTGATATTCTTAGCTTTTGCCCTTGCATCTTCTTTGCTTGATGCGCCCCATGCTTTTAAGGCTAAAGCTAACCTAGTAGGTTTCCCGTCTTTTTCCATTGGCCCTGGCATATTGCCCATGCGTGCGAGAAAACTGGCTCTGCGTGGGTTATCGCCTGACTTGACTGGTGGCTTGAGGTTCATACCCTCTGCTTTGGCACTCGCTCGACCTTTGGCATTTAGACCGCCAGCAGGGTTTTGCCCTTCTTTGCGTTGCCAAGCCGCTGTCATTTCTTCTCGTCTTTAGCTGTCTTAGCTGATTCTTTAAAGTCTTTAGCCGTTGGTGCGCCTGGATCGCCTGGCTTTCTCATCTTCTCACCGCTGCCGGCTTTGATACGCTCTTGTTTGGCAAGAATATTGGCATAGAGTCCCGCTTTCATTTTTGTGTCCTATTCATGTCTGGCAAAAGAACCGTGGGCTTTATTTCTAAACGCCATTAAATTTTGGGTTGCATCTTCAAGTTTATCAAATTGACCTATAAAAAAGCTAACCCCGTTACTCATGCATCTAGCCGTGTATTTTTTGGCTTTTTTACTGTAACTAATACCTTTAACGCCAGTTGTGTTTGTACTACGTTTCTTTTGATTCCACACGTTTTCAATCATTTGTGCTTCACGCAAATTGGCAATTTGATTGTTTTTAGGGTTTCCATCAATGTGGTCAACAATCTTAGGCAAATAACCGTGGTGCATCAAATAAATCAATCTGTGCGCTTTGTACGTTTTTCTTTTAAACCCAATACAAGCATATCCAAGCCCATCAACCCAACCAGATCGTTCTCGTAAAATGCCCGTACCTTTGGTTTTCCAATACAAATTGCCATCTTTGTACTCAAAATGCTTTTGCAATAATTCTTTTGTAAGAATAAAATTAGACTTATCCATTTCAACTCCTTAGCTGTTGTTTTGGTAGAACCCCATTAGCTTTGCCGAGCTTTTGGGGTTTATTTAAATGATTTGAGCTTGTACAGCGTACTGTCAATCAATCCTGCAATTTCATCAACAATGTTAGATAGTTCTGAATCTTGTGGCAACTCGGTTCGAATGTCTTTAACAAATGCTTTGACGCTCGTCATGTATTTTACGGGGTCAGTAGCTAAATGAAAATCCTTTGGATAGGATTTAATGATTTCATAAGACCCTTGATAAGCCTCGGCCCATTTGTCTGTCAAATCAACAATGCCATCGTAATACTCAGCCAGCGCAACGTGCTTTGCGTAGCTATCGGTCATTAGATGTTGAAAGTGCGCGTTTGTCCCGCTATGGAACAAAGTAGACACGAAAACGGCAGGATAATCCATAGTGGCCTCACAAGGTAGCTATAACAATTGTACAACCGCCGCCCGATTTAATCGACCCCCTTGCAATCTCTATTTTGTCAAACTGACCGTCATCCTCAAACACGCCGGCATCTTGCAATGCGTCAAATAAGCCTTTAAGCCTATTGTCTAAGTCAATGCTGCGCCTATCTTTTGGGAAGATAGTAATGATCGCCATAAGCCTGTTTGAACCAAAACTGGGTATTTTATTGATTGTGACGTACTCTTGCACCGCTTGTTTGTAATCTCGCCCACCCTGACTAAGTATTGTCCTGCCTCTAAAATTGCGCCAGTAAGTGTTTACACTTGGCGGTATCGGTAGTTGCAGCGTGGCGATCACAATAAAGCCTCAGTTTGGGCTAATAAATCTTCTTCTGTAACCCCATACTTTTGAGCAAACGCCTTTTTGCCCAGTCCATGTACCCCATCATTGCCGGTATGATGATTTGGGCATAGCGGTATAACCGGCGCATTTTCACGTTTCATTCCTAATCGTCTAATGTGATGAATATGGGCTGGTGTTTCGCCATATCCCAAGTGTCGGCACAACGAGCATCCAAGGTTAGCCAGTTTCTCAAAGTGTTTACGTTGCGCTTTGGTCAACTTGAGCCTCAGTCCATTGTTGCAAGTCAACCAAGACAATCTGCATATCCACAGCAACGTCAGCAGCTGCGTCATATTTTCCTTGCAATACTAGTTTTTGGTATTGGTGCATCATTGCTTTAAGTTTAATTAGGCTTTCAGAATAGTCAATCATTGATGCCTCGCAAATTCTTTATGGTATTTGTTTCTTACTTCTGTTGCCACCAGCTCGGCTAATTCAATATCATCATAAATACCAAAATACTTTTCTTTTTTGTTAACTCTGACGCAAACCATCCATTTTTGCGTAGCTTTATGCCATTTAACATTTTTAATTTTTGATCGGCTATCTTTTCTTACTCTTGAATTGTATTGATTTTGCGAACAGGTTGATTCTCTTAAATTTTCAATTTTATTGTTTAACGCATTATTGTCAATATGGTCTACAAAGTTGGGCAAGTATCCGTGATGCATTAAAAATATTGCTCTATGTTCGGCTATTGTTTTTTGTTTTATTTGAATATGCCAATAACGATGCCCTGTGCCTAAACTACCAGCTTTTTGATCTTTTTTTGCTCTGTAATTTCTATCTGAAATCCAATATAAACCACCATTTTTGTAATAAAAATTTTGATTTAACAATTCTTGAGTAATCATAATTCACCCCATCTAGGCAAAGTCATCACGGAAGTGCAGCAACAGGACGGTGATGAATCGTCTTTTCCCCCGCTAAAGGTAGTTGCTACGGTAATCTATTTTACCATTTTGTCTATTTGTCGATTGTTATATTGCTCAACTTTATATGATTCAAACCGCATTTTGGCGCTTTCAAGCCGCCATTTAAGCGTTTCAGCCGTTTCTGTAGCTTCTCCTATAGCTTTACATAGGTTTTGGTATTCAGGGCTTGCAAGGGCTTCTTTCTCTTGACCGCCAATTGTGGTTTCCTTTGATTTGCTCATCATAATTGCCCGTAGGCTGTGCTTGTATGCCTCCAGTTCAGCAACTCGACCTTTAGCTTGACCATAGATCGGTGCTGTGTTGTATATGTAATCAATTGCATCGTGCTGGTCTTTCACGTTCGTTCCCCAATGTCGTAAAACCAATCGTCACCAGCTGACCATT